TTTTACTGTAGTACTAGAATCTGCTACTAACACCATGTCATTAACTCTAACACCGTGATCGATAGAAGATGTGTCAACAGCGTTACCATCAATATCAGTATCGATTTCAAAAGTAAAACCATTGTTAGTACCAGTAATTTGATTCGCACCATTAGCGATGTGACCTTTATAAGAAAGGTGTAATCTACCTTGCTCAGACCAAACAACTTGGTCAGCAGTCATAGATTCTTCAGCTCCTACAGAAGCAAGAAAACCTGAGATAGTTCTGTTTCCAAAAACCTCAGCTTCTTGTTCCATTAGATCTGGTAAATATTGTTGCGCCCAGCCTTGTCCAGCTGTAGACGCCAAGTCTAGGTAGTTACTTTGTAGTGCTTGCTGCGTTGGAGCAGGAACACTATTAAGACTACCACCTGCAGTAATTGCCATAATTTAATGTTTTTAATTGTTATTTGTTATTTTTAATTTTAAACTTAAAATTAGAAGAATTTTCACCTAAAACACGAGCTTTAACACCGCCAGTTTGAATTTCATTATGTCCTTGTCTTGGTTCCATATTGATATTCTTGGCTTTGGTCACACTCTCTTTTACAGCATCGGCTTTACCTTGCTCGTAAAAATGTTTTGCAATTGCATCAGCATTCATAGCTGTGTATAAAGACTTATGGTAACCCGCAGCATCTGATAAACGCATATTTTTATCTAAAAACTTTTTAGTAAAATTGTTTAAATCACTTTGAGTACTTTTTACGTCTTCTACATTGTTAACATTAAACCTATATCTTTTATCACCGACGTTATATTCAAAACCTTTGAATTTGTCGTTAAAAACCTTGTTAGTTTCTTGTGTAAAAAACTCGGTGTTTTGTTTTGAAGCCTTTTGGTTTTCTTCTAACTCCTCGTTGTATTTGTTGAAAAAATTAATTGCTTCCTGTTGCTCTTTTGTGAGCTTGGTACCACTTTTAATATCTTCATAGTATTTAGACTTTCGCCCGTCTAAATAGGCTTTAGCGTTGGCAACTTGCTCTTTTAACGCTAGTTTTTTTCTTTTTATATCTCTTTCGTCCTCAGATTCTTCGTCGTAAGAAAATTGATCGTCCATAAGAAAATTTATTTCATCTCTACTTAAATGAGGCTTTGTTTGTTTATAATATTCAAAAAGTAAATCTTCTTCACCAACATTGCTGTAGTCTTGATTTAACTTTACATAATCATTTAAATCACCACCAGTTTCTTCCATAAAACTAATTAGTTTTTCTATAGACTCTGGCAATTGTTTTCCAGTCTCTTCAGATTCAACAATAGCATCTGTAACTTTTGTTTCTAGTTCTTCAACTTGTTCTTTTACTTCTTCATCAGTTATTTCTTCTAAAACTGGCTGTTCTTGTGTTTCAGTTTCCGGTTGTACTTCTTTTTGTTCCGGTGTGGCCGTGGCATCCTCAACGAGTTTAACAGCTCCTTTGTCGTCAACACTATCTTCTGAAGTTTGTTCTTTGGTTTCATTTTCTTTTTCTGGTTTATCTAAGCCAACTTTATATATGTTGTCTTCTGGTCCTTTTGTTTTTTTCATTTTAGGTTTTTTAACCTTTAGTTGATCAACTTTTTCATCAACCTTTGGTTTTTCGGTAGCTACCTCTGCTACATTTTCTTTGTTTTCTTCCATAATATAATATAATAATAGTTAATAAATTTATCTAGGTTCAAATGGTCCTAAATCAAAACCACCACCCATTATATCATTACCTGCAGACTCAAATTTTTTAGGTGGTTTACCTGTTGTTCTTTGATCTATTAGTTCTGATTGTTGAGTAGCTTGTATTCTTGTTCTTTCGTCTTTACGGTCTTCTTTTTCTTTTTCTTTGTCTTTTTGACCTTCAACTTCAATACCCTTCAATTGCATATTGTAGTTAAACTCTAATTCCATTAATTCTTTTTTATGCAAAACTTCTTGTTGCATTCTTTGTGTTTCTAAACCAGCTTTTACTTGTTCTAACTGTGTTTGATTTTCTGTTATACTTTGATTTTTCTGCATTTCAGTTTGAGCAGCTGCTTGCGCCGCTTGCTGATTTAACATAGCTTGCTGTTGCATATTTTGCATCTGTAATGCTTGATCTTTATCTAACTTCTTTTTTCTTCTAATTTTTAAAAGTTGATTAGCTAGTTTTACATTTTTTATTTCTCTAATATCAATAGCATCGGCTAGTTCTATTATTTGTTGTTGCAATGCCATCTGTATGTTATTTTCTAGCATCATTCTTTCTTCTTCATCTGGTTGTAAGTGTATAAATATACCAAAATCATAAAGATGTAGTTGAGACATTTCTTTTAAAACAGCCGAATTATGAACACCTATAGATTGTATAAATGCGTCTGCTGTTGGAGAATATTCTAATATATCAGATATTCTAAGAGATAAACACTCGGCTGTTTCAGCTGTTAAAAATAAGCCAGATTGTAATATATGTCTTGTTGCGGTATTACTGTTTGCAGCAGCTAACTTTTGTACGCCAACTAAAGCGTTTTTATCAGGCGTGCTACCATCTCTAGCTTCGTTTAGCCCGGTTACATCACGTATCATTTGCATATAGTAATTATAGTTACCTATAAGCGCTTGTAATTTATTACCACCGCTACCAGATGTTATTTCTTGTATTGGTACTTTACCAGGATTCATATCGCCGTCTTGTGTAAACGATCTACCAATTACAGAACCTGTTTGAAAAAACATGTTTAGTGCTTCTTGTGGGTTATAGTTAGTACCATTACCTAAATCTATCTCAGCTAGACCATCAGCATCTAAATAAACACCATCAGGTGTCATTTTTGATAAAACTTGTTGTATTTTTAAATGCGTTAACTGTATCATATCGGCAAAACCAGTTATTCTACTAACTAAAGACTGTATTTTACCATTATACATTCTAGGCGCAACAATAGCGTAATTCATTTTAACTTTAGTGTAATCACTTTTAGGACGCATCATATTTTTAGACATTTCCCATCTAAGTAGTTTATCACTACCTAATACTTTACCGTAATTACCTTGTGCATCTTGTGGTGGATTAAAATTATCGTCTTTTTCTATAGCTTTTTCACCTCCAGTTGCTGTTTCTTTTATTTTATAAACCTCGTTCATATAGGTTTTATAATTAAAATATAAAACCTGAACAGTGTTCCTATCTTCTTTTTGTACAGTTGAGTTTGAGTTGTAGTTAGATTTTATACTACCTTTATTTTTCATTATATACTCAAGATCTTCACCTGTTAAATGTGGAAATTGTTTTGCTAGCTCGTTAACAGGTATTCTTTTAACCTCACCAACGTAATATATATCATCAAAATATGGAGAGTCAGTGTAAGAGTAAACTAAATTAGCTGGATCAACATAATCAACAGTAACACCCTCTGAAGTTGTAAAACTTGTTTTTACAGCGCCAATACCTATAGTTGTTAAGTCGTAATAAAACTGTTTTTTAATTAACTCGTATCTATTACCATCTAACAAGGTATTTATGGCTTGCTCTTCAGCTATTTCAACAGATTGTTTGTAATCTAACTGCATATGAAGTTCTAACTCTTCATTAGTATTAGGAAGTTCTTCAATATCACTTTTTCTAACATCAAGTTGTAGTTGATCTTGCACGGCTGCGTTAAACTCCTTTAATCGCATATCTTTTAAAATGCTCTCCATGTACTCAGTTCTTTTAGCAACGCCAAAAGGATCTTGAGAATAAGCTTTTATATCATAAGTTCTTTCCGCAATACCGTTAACAACTATATCTACAAACTTTGATATAATTGGTACAGGTTTCCAGTCTAAATTAAGATATGACAAATCACCGTTTATAGATAACTCATCTTTATACTTCTGTATTGGTTGCTCGCCTCTAGCGTACAACCTTAGAGTATGAAAATTGTTTTGATTTGTCTTATATCTGTTTGAGCTTCTATCATTGTTAAACCACTCTTGTTCTATTGCTTTACCAACTTTTAAGCCATAATCATAGCTTAGTTTTTCAGCATCACTAACGGTTTGACTTGGAAAATAACTCTTCATGCCAGACTCTGCCATATTTTATTATTTTATTATTTGTGATTTCATTCCTGAGTTACTATATTTAGAAATGTTTATATTTAGTTTTGGTTTTTCTATTTTAGCGTTTGGTGCATACAAGTGTCTATTGTTAGCCATTATTGCTAACCCAGAACTAATTGAAGCATCATGCTTTGTTCTTTTTGTTATATCAAATCTAGACCAGTCATTTAACAACTCATTAAAACAAAGGCTACCAAAAGTACCATCAGATTTCATTCCAACGTGGTTTTGTATATACATCTCTATTGCAGCTGCGTGAGCTTGTTTTATATCTTCACTAGTATTTGGTATACCACCTACTTCTTTTTCTGCAACAGATAATTTATTCCATGTTTTATCTGGTCTATTCATACTATAACCTCTATAACCTCTTCTTCTTAAATAGTATAAAAGTCGTGGTTTGTTGTTCTCTGCTAATATTGGCATACCATAAAAAACTAATGCCATTAAAACGTCTTCAAAAAATATCTCAGCTGTTTGCGGTCTTGACAAATATTCTAAAAAAAACTCATTAGCAGGAGCATCTTCCATGCTAAATTTTGTCAAACCGTGTAAGGCGCCTTTAGAACCAACACCATCTACTGTTCCTGATATATCGTAACTATCACAACCAAAAGAACCCATGTGTTCGTTGGCTGGATATTTTATACCATTTTTTATAATAATTTTATTTTGTAAATGCTGTGGCGGTGTCCAACTTAATTTAAACCTACCTTTTGCATCTGGGTAAAATATAACTTGTGTATCCTTTATACCGTTAACCCATTGAAAATTACCTCTTGAAACACCTAAAGAGCTAGACATCTCTTCGTTATAATCTATTTGTTCGTATATTTTTATAAGATTAAATATACTGTTTCTAGTTTCATCTCTAAACGCATGCTCTTCAGTACGTGGAAACTGTCTGTAAAATTCGTTTAAAGCGTCTTGATCTGATTTTAAACCTTCAGCCTCGTTATTCCAATGTTCTATTATTCCTACATCTATTAATTCACCGTCGGGTCCGACAACATCATCACTTGGACTATCAAAGACTGGATTTCCGTATTCGTCAATAAAGCCTTCGTAGTTCCATTCCATTGGGATAAACAAAGAATATAAACCAGACTTTGTTTGTCCATTACGATTTCTTTTTGTAACGTCTGAATCATTATAAAGTTTTTTAAAGTTATCACCACCTTTATCTAAAGCGTTACTAGTACTACCCATCATACATTTACCAACAATTCTAGCACCTAACCTTAAACAGGTTTTTGTAACCCTCCAATTGTTTAATATATTATCAGGTCTTTCCCACTTACCACTTTCATCGTGAACAAGTAGAGCTAGTTTTTCACCGTCATAACTATTGTCACCTGTGTTTTTCCAATCAATAGTAGTATCTAAACCTTTTATATCTTCTAGCTTTTCGTTAGACGTTATCTTTTTTCTTGTAAACTTACTAGCAGGAACTCTGTATGCTAATTCTGTTTTAGGCCTATCCATACCATCTTGTATAGGTTTAAAAAAGAAAGGATAGTTTATACTAATAGGTACAACTTTGTCTGTAAACATTTTTTTAGCATCTGAGCCTGTTTTAGAAAGTATACCATATCTACTATCACTTGATATAGTGGCTAAGTTAACTGTTTCTGCAGATGACATAAAAGAAAACCCAGATCTTCTGTTTTTTAGGTAACACATACCGTAACATCTTTTGTCAGCCTTACAAGCTTCCCAAAATATATAAAACAGTCTATTAGCTTCTCTAAAATCAGGCGCGCCAACGTCAATCTTACTCCACTGTAAGTACATATAGTGTGTACCTGTTAAGTAAGTTGGCTTACCATTATTCATAAACCAAAAACCTTCTTCTCGACGTTTAAACTCTTCGTCTATATAATCAAACCACTTTTCTTTTTGTTCGTCTGGATACGCTCTCCAGTCAAATATATTTTTTAATCTGGATAATTCTTTTGGATACTCTATTTTTTGCCACTTGCCTTCTTGCAATCTGTGTACTTGCATGGGCACAGATGGTAAAGCAATTCGCAAGTTTTGCATTTCAAGTATTTCCCCAATTTTACCAGTTTTTGATATAACGATAATATCATGTTCTTTATTGTATCCATATTTCCATTTTTTACCACGGTTCATCCGTGTGATTGTTGTTTTCTTTACAGGTTCTACAACCTTAACTAAACTTTGATTGTACATTATTTAGATCTACCTTCTGCGAATCCTTTAAAAGTAGTTTGTTTTTTTTCTTCAGGTATTTTACCTTCAAGTAAATTTTCTTCTTCTTGTATTCTAGTTAATATTTCAAAAGCATCAAATATTGCTAACTTTTTAGTAGCAGCAGCGTTTTTTAATCTGTCAGCAGATATGTCATCGTCAGAGTCTACAATAGGTTCTTTTGCTACTTTAATTAGTTCTTCAACCGCTTTTTGCCCAGCTTGGATTATATTCTTCTTCGTTTCCTTCGTATTCATATTTAATTGTAATAAATTTATTCATAACTCTATAGAGTCTTTTACCATCAACAACAAACTCATATTTTGAGAAAGGCGTGAAACCAACTAGCTCGTTTATGCTATACACACCATCTGTATACTTTATAATACCAATGTTAAGCTCTTCTTGCTCTATGCCTAAATAGTTTCTTTCTTTTATCGGTTGTACAAAACAATAACCATCCATTGCTTTCCACTTGTTATTTTGTTTATATAAAAATATTTGATCTTCTTTTATAAGGTATGTATTTTCATTAAAATAACTTCTAGTGTTTTTCTCCCTACCTTTAACATCGTGCCAACGTCTAAATACATTATGATGTGTTATAACGGTGTCTCCTGGTTTTATTTTTGTTTTAAAAGCTGTAGGTACAGATTTAACAATAGCCTCTCTATTTACAAACTGATGATTAAATATCTCTGTATTTAGTATGAGCTCTTTATCACCAACTTTAGTTGTATTGTTATATCTATTACCTTTTGGCTTTATAACAAAGTCAAAAGGCGCTTTCATTAATATTCTAAATTATATTCTACAGATACAGCCATGTTTTTGTTAAAGTCTTTCCAAGGTAGCACGTCTTTATTTTTTTTAATGTAAATAGAATATTTATCTTTTTCTTCTATTATATCACATATAGTATGCCCACCGTAAACATCTTGGCCCACAGCGTAGTGCATAGCGTTTTCCTTGTAGTCTTTACCTATAGTAATTTTTCTTATTAACTTAGACATTTTCTTTAGGATAGTTTATTTTACCATCTTTAATATCAACATCGAAAGTACCATATTCTTTTTCTAGCTCTGATTGAATTAATACAAGTTGGTCTTTAACAGTAGATACTCCATGTAACAGCTCGTGCTTTCTTAATTCTATAGCACCTATTTCTATTTGGTATCTATTTATATTGTTAACACTGTTTTGTATTTTTTCTAGTTGTTCTTTAGTTACGTTTTGTGGTCTAAGGTCTTTCACCTTAGGTGTTTTTCTTTTTGCCATTTTATTTTATTTAATTAATTATTTGTTTACCTTTCAAAAGAAAGTATAATAGTTATTGGACTTAAGTTATATAAATCCTTGTTGTTTACTGTTGCGTTTGCTAAGTTAGAAGTCATAGTTAATTGTGTATCACTATCAACACTTTGTATAGTACCCATCAATCTGTCATTTTCATCATGTATAATATCACCAGGAACAAAAGAGTTTCTAGGGTCTGTAGTTTTAACTGTTAACAAGTTTTGCGATGTAGCTTGAATACCGTCACATTGTATTGTAGAAGCAAAGTCATAAGCACCTTGAGCAATACCAGCCACATAAAGAGTGTCAAAACCAACGTTGTCTCCGCTGTCTGGTTCACCTGTTAATACTATTTCTTGACCTCCTCCCCTGTTAGGCATTTGCATCATATTCATATATACTAAATCATCTGAAGATCCTATATTGTTAGAGCTAACATCAAAAGTTTGAAAACCTATTAAATGTTGGAACCAACCTTGACCACCGTTTTGAGTAGCCGTGTCTACAGCAGCGTTTCCAGCACCTAATGTACTAGGTGCAATACCGCTTTTTGTTTTAGCAAAATAAAACTCAGTGTCTTTTGCCGCAACATCTGCACCGTCTTTACCTCTAACTAATACAGTTGTTGCTAGTAATTTGTTAGCTCCCTTTGGAACTTGAAAAGAAGCCCAATCAAAAAGTATATCACCCGCAGCAAAAGCTGATGTTTGTGTACTAGCTACTATTGTTGGTTTTACTTCTACGTTGAAATATTTTCCCATTTTTTTTATTTTTTTACTTTTTCTAGCGATCTACCACCGAAGTAAGCACCGATCACAGTTATTAATACTAATTGTAATAAGTCCACCCAAGTGTCTTTTACTTCAAAAGCAATAACACCAGCATCAATAAATATCATTAATACTGTTGATACAACTAGAAATATAAGAACTAAAGGTCTTATGTTTTTACTAAGCCATGAATCAGATTTCATATCAACGTTCCACCTGTTAGTTACTTGTTTTTGCATTTCTGCTTCGTAACCCATTATCATGTCTTTTATTTGTTTTTCAGCTTCAAGCTTTTCTTCTTTAGAGGTGTGCAAGTTATCAATAACTCCACCTACGCTTTTTACTAATTCGTTTGCCCCTCCTGAAAATATCTTTCCTAATATACTCATAGTTTTTATTTTTTAATAACCTCCTCCACCTGTAGATTGTGATGGTGGTGTTATTGTTTGTTGTGGCGCTTGCGCCGTTTGTTGTGTATTTACTTGTGGTTGTATTGGTGTAACTGGCGTTGTAACTATATTTGCGCTAGTACTAGTTTCTGTTATATCTTTATGTGTAAAACCAGCCATATAACCAACTCTTCCTAAATAAATGTGAGAGTGATAACCTTTTATATCGTATTGTTTACCCCAGTCAACAGCCTCTTGCTTAGTAGAAAAAAGAGGTGTTTTATCTATAAAACCTATTAAACTCATACTAAAATA